CTGAACAATACAGGACAGCTAATGTAAACATGTTACCATTTCATTTTGAAAACCCACCTGCATTAGGTGAGAAGAAAGGTGGTAATAGTGTAGAAGCAGGACTAATGGAAATGCTTACACGCATGGAACAAGGCAAGTTTAAAGTATTTAATACTTGTTATGAATGGTTTGAAGAGTACCGACTGTATCATCGTAAAGATGGTAAGGTCGTAAAACTTAAGGATGACTTAATGTCAGCAACACGTTATGCTGTTATGAGTCTAAGATATTCAACAACTGAAACATCTAAGTGGAATAGTAAAGGTAGACTAGGACCTGATGTAGCAGTAGTATAGGAGACAACAATGTCAGAATGGTTAAAAAATTTAATGACCAACCCAAAAGGGGCTGCTAAAAAACAAAGAGCAGAACTTAAAAACGTAGCAGGTGCAAGTGCATATAAAAAATTAATGGACTCTGCAAACAAAGCTGCTAAAACAAAAGCAGTTAAAGCATTAAAATCACAAGGTGGAGGAGCTGCAAATAAAGTTGGTAATCCAAAATCTAAAACAAAAGCTATGCAAGAGTATTTAAACAGAATGAAAAAAACTCATAAGAAACATGGTATTAAAACTTCAAGGAAAAAAGGATACTCCATCTAATGGAAAATTTAGTAGCATCACCTACACAAATGGCTTACAAGTTAAGAGACTTGGAAGTTCAAGT